CGCAGGAATGCGTAAGCGTTAGGGTTGCTAAGCGCATATTCAGAGAACACCACGCCGAGATAGGCCGAGCCAATGAGAGCCGAGTAGTTATCTGAGCCCACCACCTGCCACGTAGACCCGTTGACGAAGGTGATTTTCATCTCGTCAGTACGTACAGATGCGCGGATTGCTTCAGGAAATGCCTCATCGATACGGCGCCGGCCAGTGTGAGGGTTTACCGCGTCCCATATTGCTCGACGGGCCTGGTTAGCTTGTGGCAGGCAGTGAATGTAGTTACCAACCTTTGTCATACACTGAATGGCAGACCAGTGAAGGCAGAGATCATCTTTACCTGCGCGGCGCGGCCAGCACACTACTGCTCGTTTAATTCCGGATTCGAGAGCGCCCCATAGAGGCATCTGGTAGGAGCGAGGCGACCAGTTGTTAGGAAGATTTATCTCCATCTGGTGTGAACCTCTTGATGTTTATGGTGAGGCCGACATCACCTGATTGCTCAAGTTCATGCTTATCACGCCATTTTTCTTTCTGACGATTCTTCAGCCAGAAGATGGCTGCGGTCGTATCGGCGGGAGCATGTTTTTCAACTTCCACGACCTCTATCTCTTCTTCATGCTGGTCTACCTTGATTTTGAAAGCCTGCTGCTCCTTGAAGTTGTAACCGGTGGCTTTCTGGTAAAGACTCCTTTCAACCCTTGCGTCAGCTACATCCTTCGCCGTTTTTATGGAGTTGCAAAACTCTTCATGCTCAAGCTTCCACCTGTAGATGGTTGAGCGATGGACGCCGAAGAAATCAGCCATTTCATCGTCTGTAGCACCCAGCAAACAAAGCTTCTCAGCCTGTGCTGCATACTCAGGCTTATACTGAGATGGCTTGCCGCTATTCCCTTCGGCAAACTTGTTGTCTTTGGGTGCTGCCATAGTTGTCTCCTTTGTCATTATCGATGGCCCTCAGTGAAGGCCACCTGTAATGCTTATTTGCTGTCGCCGCTTTCCGCTGTTACGTCCGGATATACGACGCCTTCCAGTGTTTCTTTCAGACGTTGAACGCGTGAGGAGATATCGTCAGCGCTTACGCCTGGCGTTTTTGAAAGCGACAGTGCCGCCTCATGCAGGGCAGCCTGAATACGTTGCTGCTGTTCTTTCTTTTCTGATGCTGATGCCATAGTTCACCTCTACAGGGTTGCGGTGGTTATCCACCGGGTACGGGTAAAGTGACTGTGTGCGTGATGAGTGGCTATTCAATGTAAACAGCCAAGATTGAGGCGCAGGAGTTGCAGTTCTTCACAGAATGGCTAACCCACTTACGGCTTACCCGTCAGCAAGATTGCGATCACCATCCTTACGGGGTTACACAATTTATTTGAGGCATTGCGTCTTGATGTATTCCTGAAGGACTCTCAGGGATGTTTGGTCGCTGAGGATTCCGGATCGGATACCGAGAACGTTGCGTCCAGCAACGTCAGAGAGTTCGACGGTGGCATCATTGCCCACGCTGGAGGTGCCGGAGGCTTTGGTTGTGGCTGACACAGGGCAGCTTCCTTTGACGCGCACCCGACCACCATTATCGAGACGCTTACGCAAAGCATCATTTTCAGCATTCGCATCTGCAAGCTCCTGTGTGTATTTGGCGTCCAGCGCTGCGACATCGCGCTGGCGAGTCTGCATGTCGGTGATGGTGTCTTTAGCCAGATTTAATTCGCGATTAACTTTCATTAAAGATGCCTGGGATTCTGTGAGCGCTGACCGGTAATGACTGGCGATGACAATGGCGATTGCCAGCAGCAGAGTCTTTGCGGAAAAGAGGATGATCTTCCAGTTAAAGGTCATTTTCACTTTCCGCCAGGCACATGGAGCGCTCCATCTCTCGTCGGTTCTGCAATCCTTTCCACTTCATTCCACCGGCGTAGACCCAGCGGCGCATTTCTTCACAGGCTCCTTCTTGGTCGCCTTTATTCAGCTTGCGAAGAAGAGTCGATTTAGCGAATGCATCACTGCCTACGTTGAACACGAAGCTGTAGAGCGAGGCGCGCTGGTATTCGTTAAGCGGAACCTTGACCAGCCTGTCTACTGTCGCTTTAGCTGGTTGCAGGTCTTTCCACAAAAGCCGATCACATTCTTTGTCGGTGTAGGTCTTACCGCGAATGATGTCGTTGCCAGTATGGCCGTCGCATACAGTCCATACGCCAGCGACATCTTTGTAGGCCTCATACTTACGACCCTCTACACCATCTTTGCCACCGATGAATATCGTGGCAATGACCATCGAACCTGCACCTGCAGCGACAATCAGTTTGTTTCTCAGTGAGGACGGGATAGCCATCGTTAGTCCTCCTTTGATATCTGTCCGGCTGCGGCTGCGGGCCATCGCTCCAGCGCCTGAATCTGCGCCAGAGTGGTTTTACGTTTGTAGTACCAGTTGATGCCGAACGTCAGTAGTGCCACGAAAATACCGGCGATAACGCCTACTGCGCTCCACTCATCAGGACTTAGCCGGGTCAACAACCCATTAGCCACCGTCCCGGCAGACGCGCCATAAGCTGCGCCAGAAGCTAATTTGCTCATATGTGACATCTCACACCTCCGGTTGGAAGTGCTGTGGGTAGTTTTAAGAAAGGCCAGCGAGGCATCGGATGCGAGGGTTCATCTGTGTTTGATTGCCTGTGGCCTAATACGAAAAGGGCCCGCCGAAGCGAGCCTTGAAAATTTGTGTGAATTCATGATTCAAATCACGTTTTATAAACCAAAATGGTTTATGATGAGTTCATCTTAACAGGAGGAACATCATGACTACTATCACCATTAACACCTACTCACCGGATTCACGTTTCGACATGAGCAAGGAGGAAGCAAAAGAGTTTTTCGCTTTCGTTCAACGCAAGGCCGAGTCTCTCGGTTATGACGTGGCGTTTGATGAAGCAATCTCAGTTGACGAAGAAAGCGAGCGCTTCGTCGAAAAATGTTTCGCTGAGTTTTGATCTGCAACTATGCCGATCAAAGAGTACATTGAGAAGAACTTCCCGAGCCAGGCTGATTTCGCCTTAGCGTGTGGAGTGCTACCTCAACAGGTTACTAAGTGGATTAGCATGGGGTGCATAGTGCTCAACGGGAAGATGTACAGTCCTCGAAGAGATGTCCCATAACCCACCAGGTTAAGATGTTCCCCGCTTCGGCGGGGATTTGCTTTTCTGCCGTCTGAATATGTGTGGTGGCCGGCGCTGATCTCCGGCTTGCTTTGTCTACGCACTTAATGGTCGGTTCACCCTCAAAGCACATCCCGTTCTGCGCGCATCAGCCTGCGCATTCACCACAACGGAAAGAGCACTGACTAGTTCGGTACTCCGCAAGGCTTCCGAATAAGCGTGCGGTCATCAATGCTCTTACCTGTTGTAAGCTCCGTTTCGTGGAGCTAACGGCGGGTGATCAATCCGCACCTGTCGGGAACTTATTTTAAGCATTAACGCTCGCGCCCGTGAGTAAGTTCACTCGTGAGAAAACTTATTCCCGGGTGCAACAAAAAAGCCCTGCGATTAAGCAAGGCTTTGAATTTATTTTCCTATTTCAGCAAATAGTGCTTGCCTGATGATATAGGTTAACCTATAATTTATTTCATCAGCAAGACGCTGAAACGGGAAAGCCCCTACCGAAGCAGGGGCTAGCGAGGAAAGGGTTATGATGAAGTTAATCATCATCCTGATTGTTCTCTTAGTGATTAGCTGGCCAGCTTACTAAGACAGTCAGGCGGAGGGGAGAAATCCCCTCCAACCCATAACTCAAAATATAAGGTTGGAGCATGGCACAGTCAATATCAGACATTCAGAAGCGTAGCGATGAGAAGCGCGGTATGAAGGTTAAAGGCATTAAGCTTCACACTGATACCATCGCGCTACTTGAGCAACTGTCAGATCAGATGGGCGCGCCGCAATCTCATGTGGTGACTACAGCACTCAACATGCTGGCGAAGCACCTGAAAGAATCTGAGTAACAAAACAAAAAGCCCCGAGCGATTAACTCAGGGCTTTTTTCTCTTGTTTGGCTGCTCAGTTCGCTTTTGCTCCGAGCATACACGAAATGTACTACTTCTATTTCGCGATGGCAATACTTTCGGAAAATTTTTATTAATTAAGCTGCCAATTGAGGAAATTCATTCTCAATTTCGCGCCTCATTGCGAAAAATATTTCCGAGTCGAGCACATTCTCGCACCAGACAACACGACGCCGACATGACTGCACATCCATTCCGGTGACATGGCTCATCAGCCTGGCGATATCTTGCGTGCAATTGCGATTGCAATATCGCTTAATAGCTACATCGCGGACGGGGCTTTCTCGGTGAAAGGTTTTAACCATTACGCGCTCAACAAACGCAGCATCATCTGATTCTTTGGCGAGAGCGATGATGTTGCTGAATGAAGATTGCGGGATGACCAGTTCGCGAGCTTTCTGATACAGAGCTTCGCCCCGCAAGCCTTCTTCCTCGTAAAGGCGCATGACAACGCTTTCTATCTGCTTAGCCTTATCATCGCTCCACTGACTGCGAATCATCAGGCGCCCAATAACGTTGATGGCCCCAGCTGGAGAATCGTCACCTGCATTAACCTTGCCCCATACCTGAAGCATGTAATGCACCCACGCTTTCTGACGGGAGTTGATGGTTTTCTTCGGATGCTTCCATACGCGGCGGAAGTGCGCATCGTCGATGAAGTTTACCATGCCAAATACTGGTGTGAGTCTCTTCATGCTGCATCGTCTCCCTCTGGTTTATTGATGCCGAGCCGGTTTACCAGCTCACGACGCATTTCCATCAGACGCTTCTCCGTCTCGTGAACGTTGTTAAGCTGCCACTCGATAGCCTCAAGCATCTCCTTATCCTTCTGGCGCTGCTGAGCTAATGCGATGTTTGTTACCGTCGTCATACTGGCTCTCCCACCATTGAATCCAGCTGCCTGCGCAGCATCTTGAGTGCACCGTCAGGAAATGGTTGTCGTGCAAGGCCGGTGAATATGCCCCTGACTTTCCGGTCACTAAGCCGTGGAAGTAAGGCGCTCACCGTTGCGCGTATTGCTGCGTTGATTTTTCGGCCGTCTTTCTGCGCCAGCTTTGCCGATAACTCCACTGTCACCAACGCATCGAGATATTCCTCGCAGACCTCTCTGCTTATTTCGCTCATGCGGCCTCCGACATAACCTGGTCATGATTCAGGTATGCGCCCCAGCAACTGACCAGCATTCTTGACCTGACGACTGCGCGCTCTTCATTGCACCAACGGCAAAACCAGTTCACTGCTCCGTCGATTTCCTGGCGGATTGATTTAGGCCCGCTAAAGCTGACCGGATAAACGATGTCGTCATAAACTGCGGCTGTGGTCATTGGGTACTGTATTTTGCTCATGCGGCCTCCTCGCGAGAATTGCGCAGGTATTTAAGCTTCTGCTGATACTCCGCCTTAATCGCCTTACACTCTTCGATGGTCCAGCGGTGGCGGTTGTGGTTCGACTCAATGTCTTCGACTTGCTCAATGCCAATGCGTCGGATCAGCTCAGCACGATAAGGGACGATGTTTCCGCTCTTGTGCTGATTGCATACCTGGCATTGTTTCCAGATTTGGCGAGGGTCGAACCTTAGCTGTGGTGCGGAGGCCGTTGTTCGATAATGGCCTGCGTCCCATTGAGCGGCGCTCATCGTTCCACACGAAACGCAGGGAAGGTCGCGGTCTCTTTCTCTGATGAAGGCGTTTACGGCTTGTTGGGCTTGTTTAATCCAGTAACTGCGGGGCTTTAAGGCGAGCTTTCGAATCTTGAGTCTGTCTTTCTGCTGCTGTTCTTCTCTTCGTCGTTTCTTCTCTGCTGATTTGAGTGCCTTATCGCGCTCCCTGCTTCGTCGCTCCAGCGCTATCTTCGCGCCGCATTCCGGTCCACACCACCACTGGTTAGCGAATGCCGGGTGGAACCACTCTCTGCACTCTTCGTTTTTACAGCGCCTGCGAGGTGGCTTAGCCATTTGTCAGCTCCTTCTTCCTCTCGTCTTCGTGAGAGAAGTCTTCTCCGTCGAGTGGCATGAGATTCTCCTTGTAAAAATATCCAAAGCCCATTTCACCACTAAATTTATCCCTGACATTTCCAGCAACAGCGAAGCCAATATTTCCAATTTTTTCAGTAAGGATTACTGACTTTCCGTTGTCCTCTATGTCATTCACCAGTCCGTAAACCAGGGCCATTCCGCCGACACGTAATTCACTCATCTTCATCCTCCGCCATAAAATGATTCGGATCGCGATAGTAGATAGCCTGCGATACGCACTCTTCGCAGCAGTGCGTTTCATCCGGCGATAATTGCTTGCTGCATCCTGCGCAGAGGGCGCCGACTATTCGCTCACGCTCGTACTGTCTGGACTGTTCACTGGTTAGCATTTAGTGCA